GGGCCAGTTAAACACTTGATCCTGCGTCGAGAACACAGACAACCGCTCAGTGTTCCACGACTCAATCATCTGGTTCAGCGCCGTCAGCGAGTCCTGCATGACGGCAGCAGAAGACGTCTCGCCCTCTGCCAAAACGCCCAGCAGACGCAGGGCGCGTTGAATCTGATCACCCGCTGTGGTGGACATGGACAACCTCCCTACGGCGGCGGGTGCGCTCGGTCAAAGCGTTGACCGCAAGCACCGGTTCGACATCATCGTCTTGCCCCGGAGTATACCGCGCCCACCCGTTGCGTTCGTCGGCTTCGGCCTCCATTTCCAGCGTCGCCACTTTGGCGCCGTGAAGCGGGTGCGTGAGGTAAATGACAGTCATAGAAGAAGGGGGCCGTAGCCCCCTTTGGATTACGAAGCCATCACAACCCAGTCGGTGCCGTCGCACACCAACATGGCCCAAGTACCTGCGGTGCCGGCAAGGATTGCCGTACCGGCGGTATTGGAGTTGATCGGCTTGACGTTGGACGACGCGGACACAACAGTCTGCGCAGCAATCGTCTTGATCCACACCACGCGGCCTGCATTCGCGGCGGCGGAAGGGAACGTGACGGTGATGCTGCCTGCGCCGTTGCAAACAACAAAGTTCTCCACGTCAGCCAGCGTGAACGAAGCCGTCTTGATGACGGGCGCGTTCAAGTCCAGTTGCGTGCCGTTAAGCACGCCCGTAACCGAAACCGAAGCGCCAGTGATGGCGCCGGTAACGGCAACACTTTCAAACTCGGGGTCGCTGTACGCGACACCGACAGCCTTGGTATTAGGCATCATTGACCCTTTCAAAAATGCGCGGCCCGAAGGCCGCGCTGTGCGTCAGGCCACGCGGTACAGCGTCCAAGCGCCCGCAGCGCTCTTGCGAGCAACCATCATCGCGCCGGAAGAGATGGGGACAACCATTGTCAGCGAACCGGTGATCGTCCAACCCGTGTTGGTCGTAACAGTAGCGGTGCCGCTGCCCGTGCCAAGGTTGATCACGCGGAAAGTAAACGAGGTGCCTACCTTGTCCGAGTTGATCAGCACGTTTTCCAGATCCGCCACAGTCGGCAGCGTGTACGCCACGTTAGCGGAAATACCGCTGTTGACGAAAATCAGGCCGTTCAAAATTTGAGCGGGGGTGAAAGTCGTCGTGGTAGTAGCTGTGACCGGATCGGGAATCGCGTCGATCAGAGGTTCGTTGAGGTTGCCGTCGCCGACTTGATAGCCGCCGCCACCATTAGGGAGTGCCATGATTGAGTTTCCTTTCAGTGTTCAGTTGTAAGACTGGGGGCCGTAGCCCCCATTGTCATCAGCCCCAGAGACGGCAGGCCATCTGCGGACGAATGGTGCTGTAGCCGTACAGCACGTCGATCCGGCAAGGCATGCGGTCGTTGTTGATGTCGTACTGACGCACGACGCGCAGGCTGATGCCATTGTGAACGGCACGGCTGGCCATGTCCACGCCTTGCGGCAGGAGCAGGTCGGCGGTGGCGAACGTGATGGCATCCTTGTGGTACACCAAGTTCTGAGCGTACTGCGTAGATGCAGCACCCACGAACACCACAGCCTTGCTGTTGCCAGGCAGGCTGTTTACGGTGGCCAGCGCGTGGTTGGCCGAGTACATCGGAGCCACGGTCACGGTAACGGCGGTGCCGCTGGCAGTGACATCGGTCAGAGACACGAACTGGAACAGCGAGCCGGTGGACTCACGGGTCTGCGGGTTCACCGCAAAGCAGTCAGCCACGGTGAACACGTCACCAGCGCGGATGGTGGCACCAGACGCCACGGTCAGCGCGATGGAGGTCGCGCCTTCAGCGGTAACCGCTGCAGAGGTGGTGTTGCCCGTTGCGCCGCGAGTGCCGGTCGTGAACTGCTTGATCGACTGAGACATATTGATCTCGTCGAAACCCAGCACGCCAGTGCCCATCATGCCGTTCTTGAACTGCTTGCTGATGGTGTCGGTCGGGTTGAACAAGCCCTTCATGCCTTCCACCAGACCGGCGTTGGCAGCCGGGTTGACGGTAGCGTAGCGGGGCGACATCACAGCGGCGTTCTCGTTGAGCTTCTGCTGAGCTTGCAGCAGAACCAGCGAGGTGGCCGGCGTGGTGCCGGGGGTGCCCACGGAGTTACCGATGGTGCGGAAGGCGTTGGCGACGTCAGCGTCGATGCTGGCGGCCAACTGGCTGATACGAGGCTTCAGTACACGATCTGCGAAGTCGTCCAACTGCATCGTCAGTTCGGCGGACGTGAAGTTCACGCCGATGTGCTTCTGCGAGGCGACCGTCAGGGTCGTGAACTGCTCGTTGTCGTCCTGCACTTGCAGGGCGGCGCCGTCAGTCACCAGAGCGCGGTCCGGCAAGCGGATACGCAGCGTGGAGCCGATCTTGGCCCCTTCGACAGCGAAGCTGTCGTCGTACTGGCGGTTCACGTTGCGCGTGATCACCAGGTTGTTTTCCAAGATCTCCAGAGCTTTTCTGGTGATCATGTCAATGGTCAGAATACTATTGGCCACAGCGGGCTCCTTTCAAATTTAGCGAGTTGCCTGAGCTTGCATCTTTCGCATCTGGCGGGCTCGTTCAGCTTCAATCCACTCCGACGTACTCATGTTCTTGATGGAACGTGGGTCAGTCGTGTCAAAGGACGGGTTGTTGTTGCTGCCACGGGCCGTTACAGGTGTGATGGGTGCTGGCGCAGATGTGGTTCGTTTGACGGGCGGATTGTCGGCCAGTTTGGCCTCAATCTTCCCAATTTCCTTGGCTTGCAGGATGGGCGGTAAGCGAGCGATACGTTCCGTCTCCTTGACGTTGGTGCCGAGGTAGTACGCTACGTCGGGGCCAACTTCAGATGCACGGATGGTGTCAGCCATGACGGTCGTGATGGGCAGCTTGGGGTTGTACGCGACTTGCTCGAAGTCTTGGTACTTGTCCCTAGCTTGCTCCTCACGGTCGTGATAAGCCTCCAGCAGTTCGGTGTGCTGCTTGTGCATCTCCCGCTGTGCAAGTAGCTGTTCGGCCTTCTGAACTGCCAGCGCTTCCGCGTAGGCTTCAGTCGATTCAAACTGCTCTGCAGACGGTAGTTGCCTAGACTGCTCAGCCACGGGCTGCTGTGCCCGTTGACGCTCCCACTTACGCTGCTCTCTATCAAGCCGTTTCTTGACGATGGCGTCCAACTCTTCTTGAGTAAACGTCTTCGTCTGTTGTTCGACTTCCGGCTCAGTTCCCTGCTGTTCAACAGGACTCGCTTCCGTAACTGCCGTGGGTTCCGGTGCGGCTGATGCGGTGTCGATCTCCGCTGCGACTTCTTGGCTCATGTGTGGGCCTCAAGAAAACCTGGTCATCGGGCCAGTACGGTTGATAGTACCACTTAAAAATCTGTGCGCCAAGCAACGCAGGTGTTATGTAAG